GAGTCACCATGTGTGTCGAACACACATGAGTCACATGATGATAGCATGATGATGTCTCAGTCGAACTCAACGTCAAAGTAACAAGATGATGATAGCATGTCGACGTGTGTGTCGAACTCAGCGACTAGTCAGCGTGCATGCCAGCCGTGTGCAAGAGCGTGCATGCGAGCGGTGCTAACGTGACATTAAGGTTCGTGCATTCATGAACTGCTACATGTTGGTGGGTGTCGAACACGTGAGTCTCATGATGATAGCATGATGATGTCTCAGTCGAACTCATCGTCAAAGTAACAAGATGATGATAGCACGTCGACTAGTGTGTCGAACTCAGCGTGCATTCGAGCCTTGTGAAAGAGCGTGCGTGCAGGACCTATTACAAGGGCTTGCATACAATGACATCAGGACCTTTTGAGTGAGATTACGCATCGATACTGAATGCACGCCATCATCATGTTATCTTTGTTCTCTCCAAACGACGATTTTGGAACGCCTAACGACGTAGCATGTAGAGTTCATCGCACCGACCGACCATGTTTAAGGGGCGTGCTTGCTTGTCGAACTCGCAGCTTAGAGTCACAAGATGATGATAGCGACGATGTGCGTTCGATACGCACATTATGATAACATGACTAATCATTGACGATGTGTCTGTCGAACTCACAAGATGATAGGGGTGATATGTTTGCAACGCATTCTGAATTTCTGAAAGGCTGGTTCGGCACGACGGACCGGCATAGAAAGACTACCGGCTGCACCGCTCTAGCGGCTCTACCCTCGCGCGTTCCCGCCGCGTGGTCGACTCTCGCCTGACCATTGGCAATGCCCAGTGCCCATTCGCCGCGGGCGCATCAGCCCCGAAGACGGCCCGCATTTCATCTTTTGTTCATCCTTCCAAAATCTTCGTTTGGCATGTCATGCATGTGATTGACTTGCAACTTCTTGTACACCGTTCGCAAACGTTTTACAAAATTACCCATCCCAAACGAAGATTTTGGACGGTCGGACGAACGTTTCAGAATGCGTTTTCGAAGCACTTTTCAAGGGCGTGAGTACTCGATTTGGGCTACATATCGTTGAAAAGTGCTTCGAAAAATCATTCTGAAATGCTGTTTCGGCTTTCCGAAATCTTCGTTTGGGGAGCATAAAAATGCAATCTTCACCCATCCACCGAGAGCAGCGCGTAGGGTTCACGTCGACCTCTCCAGTGAGTCTCCACACTATCGGAACACTGGACTATTGCACAACGACAGCGTAAACTCGTCCATATCGATGTCGCACTGCGTGAGCAGCGTCGTGCGCTTTTCAATCAGCACGATGATCGACCGCTCGATGCGCTTCGTGAGCTCTTTCTGCATCGACTTGTTCACGAAATGGCGCTTGCAAACGCTATCGAGCAAGTTGCCATATCGCACCAGCAGATGCGAGTAGCCTTCGCACTGCATGAGAATTTGCTCACATCGCTCGACGTACGCGACTTCTTCCTTGGTCTTGGACACTTTGCGACATATGAGGATGTTCTGCTGAATCAGGTTCCGCTGCCGCGACACAAACTGCTCATTCACATGCGCGACGGAGGCGGTCGCTGCGGACAGGTCCGAGGCGCTCACCGCGATCCAGCCGCGGAGGTTGGCGTGCGCGTCCAACTCGTGCGTGCAAAAGGCGTACTGGGTGACGACATCGTCGCTGTCTAAATGCAACAGAAACGATGCGGTTTCGACGATGCACCGGTACCGCGATAGTTTCAGCCACTTCCCGTAGCGAAGGGTCTTGGAGAAGAGGTACGCGCTGTCCATGTCCGAGTGTTTGAACTGGATGGTCATTCCGCTCGAGTCCACGTCCACGTGCGACGAGAGGGATGGGATGGGCTGACGCGCCCGACTGTCGTCGTCCGCCATGTGGCAACGTCGGCGCACCATGACGTTCGGAATGTTGAAAGGGTGCATGGTCACGTTCCGCCAAAAGCGAGACCGCTCCACCGTTTGGACGTTGTAGATGTTTTTGGTCTGGCGCTCGATGGACAGGGCGAGCGGGCCGAGATGCACCACCACCACGACGTTGGACGTCTTCAACAGCACCTTGGCGAACAGTATCACACTCGTCGTGTCGATGTACACGGTGATACATTCCAATTGATGCAATAGCAAAAACTCCCGGAAATCGCTCATTCCCTTTACCTCTGACTTTTTTTCCCCGTTCGAATCTGTTGCAAAGAAACTGCGAACCGTGTGGGAACGGACATTTCCGAGACTTACCATCGGTCCATCGCCGGATTGGGCAAGCCCATTGGCGTTAAAGGGTTAACAACAAATGTACAAATAAATATAAATGATCCATGAAGTCGACTATTCATTGCTCAGCACACTGACGACCAGGCACGTGCTGGTGATGTTGTATATTTCCAACTGTCAATCGTGTCATTTGTTCGAGAGCACGATCCACCCACGGCTGCTGGAGGACCTCGCCGAGTTCGACATCGCGTTCTACAAGAGCAACTGCGAAAAACAAACGCACATCAAGCACTTCCCGGCCTTTATTCTCCACGACCGTCACACGAATGCGCAGGTCGAGTACCGCGGCGCGCTGCGGACCGCCGACATGGGGCGCTTCATTCGCAACCAGATTATGAAATGCCCCGAGGCGCGGATCGTGCCGTACAAGCGATACGGTGGAAGCAGCGACGCGGCGCCGAGTGCCTTCCCCAAGCAGGCCGGCGCGCCGGTCGAGTTGGACGTTTTTTCGTTCGACGACCTGAAGGAGCGCGCTCACAAGACCGACAAGGCGTTCGTCGTGCTGTACTACGCCGATTGGTGCAATCAGTGCACCGCGTTCAAACCCACGTTTGCGCAGTTCGCCGCCGACAACGACGGGGCCATCTTCGGAATGTTCAAGGACAACGGCAAGTATACCGCCGAACTGTTCAAGACCGAAGGCATCGTCGCCGTGCCGACCGTGAAGATTTACACGAACAACCAGGCCTTCGAGCGGAAGGGGGCGATGTCTCTCGAGGGCCTCGGCGAGTTTGTCAAGGCTCGCACCCAGACGCTGCAGTCGGCTAATAACAACGACCACGACGGGCACGACGGTCGCCCATCCGACGACAGTCCGCCCTCGACGGGCGACCCGGACGAAGCCTCGTCGCCGTGGTCCAACCCCAACGTGCGACCGATCACCGCCCAGTGGAGGGACGAGATACAGCAAATGCGCGATGACGGGTGCGTCGTGCTGTATTACTCGCCATCGTGCCCCTTTTGTGAAAAGATCCGGCCGGTGTTTTTCCAGGTCGCGGATAGCGAGTCGCTGCAATTCGCCGTCGTGAACGTGAGTGTGCTCGGACAGGAGGCGCGTGCCATGTTGGCCGAGGAGGAAATAACGGCCGTGCCGACCATCGTCATGTACACCAAATACACGTCGTTTCTCTTTGACGGCGAGCAAGACGCGCAGAGCATCGGGCGTTTCATCAAGCATCGGATTGAGCAACAGCAACAAACGTCGAATGACCGACGCAGCATGCTGCAAATCCAGGGAGGGGGGTTCTTGAAACAGAAAAGCCTCCACAGTCAGTCGCTGTTCCTCTTCCCCGACAATAACGGAATGCACGCAAAGGAGCATCGCGCTCGTTCACACCCTTCTTAACTCACGATTCGTCGGCATCGGGACGCGTCGTCGGGATGCCTCGACGACCGCCTTTTCGTGAATACTCACAGATCGTCCGACCATTCGCGCACGACCCTGCGAGTACTCACACCAAATGCAATTCAGTTCGACCATCCAAAATCTTCGTTTGGGGGGCATGGGCATAAAGCTCGCTACTAGAATCGCTAGACGCATCTTCATGTTGTCTCGCATGCGTGAGCGGCCATGGATAACTCACGTAAACGCTTCATCTTGTGAATTTTACAGATGCATCGTCATGATATTATCCGCAGCCGCCGTGCGTGCCACTGCCACTGCCACGGTGCCAGCCGTGCAACATAGCGCTGTGTCATTAGAACTCACACGAATCACAAGATGATGAATATCCTGTCACTTTGACAGGCACATGCGTTCGATAGTCAGTGTTGGTCATGCCATCATCTTGTATCTTCGACGGACATGTGAGCGTCATCTTGTCAGCAAGACATGCACATCGTCATGCTATCGTCTTTTCACTTCGACAGACATGTGAGCGTCATCTTGTCAGTTCGACAGATGCGCCATGTGGGAAGCAACATTTCCGAGATTTACCCACGCCGGATTGGGCAAGGTGCTTCGAAAACGCATTCTGAAAGGTCTACAAAAGGTTCGTTCGGCCTTCCAAAATCTTCGTTTGGGAGGGGTAATCTTGTGAAGTTCGACTGACACATCAGCATGATATCATCTTTTTCGACTCTCACATCATGTGGGACGACCCTCATGGCACCCTTTCACACGGATGGCATGCACGCCCTTTCACACGGCTCGCATGCACGCCCTTTAACACGGATGGCATGCACGCCTTTTCACACGGATGGCACCTAATGACCATCCATTCACCGTGTTAGTTTGAGATGAACGTCATGATGCCATCGACCCACCGTGCGAATTTGACAGGCACATCGGCATGCTATCATCCTGTTACTTCGACACACACACCAGTGACATCATTAGGGACTACACGCATGCACGCCCTTTTAACACGGCTCGTACCTAACGACCATCCATTCACCGTGTTTACACCCCTACCATCCGAAGACTTTGAAAGGATGAACAAAAGATGAGATGCGGATTTCGAAGGAAGCACTTTTCAAGGGCGTGAGTACTAAATTGTGGGCCAAGAACCATTGAAAAGTGCTACGAAAATCTGCTTGTCATCCTTTTGTTCCTCCTTCCAACACCTTCGTTTGGGGAGCATAGTGTTAGTTTGACATGAGCTGCATGATGCGCATCGTCGTGATTTCATCGACTCACCGTGCGAGTTGGACATGCCCACCATCATGCTATCATTGATTCTGATGACATTGAATGCGTGAGTACTCGAAATCGAAATCATGCGCTCCTAAAAGGTTGGTTCGACCTTCCCAAACGAAGATTTGGGAAGCTTAACCATAATCCGTCCAACGGGCGTTTCCTAAACCTCACAAAACCGTCCAGTGGGTGCGTCCACACACATTCATTTTGTTCCTTTTGTTCCTGTTTTTGCGGACGTACGTCCGTCTTGGGCGGATTATGATGATTATGATTGCATACGGTGAAATCGAAACAACGTCAACTACAATGCACGTCGATGTCGTGGCGAAAGTCGATTAGGCGACCGTCTAGGGCTTCGTAGGCGTTTTGGTTGAGAAAACCTACCCGACTTCTCAACCTTTCGATACGAACGACTCGCATGAAACCCTCCGACCGCAACACTCGGTATCGTATACCGTTCTTTGAATAGCGCCCATGATTTTTCAAAATCATACGGGTCGTATCCTTCCATTCGAATCCCTTCGTCAACATCTCGTGACCCCACGTAAGACATCCATCCAACGCTTCCCAGTCGTGTTTGGAACAAATACACCGGGTGAAGGTAGTTGCTGCTATCATCGCATTTCAACATGGCGGAACCGACCTCTGACCAGCCCATACCGAGACGACCGTGCTGGTCGAAAACGGTTTTACAGGTCTTGTTTTCGTTTTCGCCATGTTGGTGGCGTAAGAATCCACAGTGCCGGCAAATGTCGTCATTGAACTCATAGCGACGTGCGCCTGTCGTTAGTTCTGTCGGCTCAAATCGCATCGTGTTATCCGCACGCAATAGATTCTGAAGCTGCATCTGTCGGTCAGAAGATGACAAGACGGCATCTTCCGGCCCGGCTCGTGTGTATTCTGGAATTAGCGATGACATTTACTAGCGTTTTAATTTAAAAATTGTGCATGCTCGCCCAAGCGAAGATTTGGGAAGGCGAACCAACCTTTCAGAGTGCGTGTTCGAAGCACCTTTTCAAGGATGCGTGTCCTCGATTTGGGCTACAAAACGTTGCAAAATGCGAATCCCCACATCGTCTCTCGTTCAGTAGGGTGCTCCATCGCGAAATGCAAGACCATGCTTGACTCGAGCATAAATTGTTATTTAACAAATAAACGTAAATATAATAATGACGTTCATGCCATACAACACGAACGGCGGCTATTGCACTCTACAGGATGAAGGACCCCCCAGCACAAACGATGCCCCCGCCCCGAATGTTCCTCGTAAGCAAATCCGCACCAAAAAGCCGGCATACGAAGACGCAGCGCGCTCGCAACAGGCGGGTGGTCACAGTACACATGCGACCACCGAAGATCCGATTGTGCACATGGCCGATCTGTTTACGACCAACTTCGAAGCCCGCCAAAACGCGATGAAACAGTACAAGTCCTGGCGCAACTCCAACATCCAGTACAAGACCGAATAAATGATTTATGAGCGTGCCGTTACCTCATTGAACGATGAATCCGCGCGCAATGCACGACGAAGCCTGCTATCACATGCTCCGAATGAGGCACGTGGCGAAATTATCGAACGACGAGCTGGAGAGAGAGTACGCCCAGATGTGCGCGACCACGTGGGCGTGCGACCCATTCCGCGGTGAGGACCACCTCGACGACGACCTTCGACGCATCCGACAATTCTGCAATGTCAAAGTGTAACGTGGTCCGTATCCCGATGGTAGAAATGGTTAAAGGTTCAACTGTACTGGTAAATGCAAAATTGGCAGTTTTATTTGCACATGCTGGCACTATGTGTGATTATCCTGTTATTGTATCTGTTCTTCAGAGAGTATAGACTGCACCATTCCAAGACCGCCCCAGCGTGCGACGCGGCGCCAGTCGTCGCCACCCCATCGCACGCATTCCCTGCCCAAACGCCCCTATCGCACGCTCACATCCAAGCGATTCAGTCGATGACCGCCGCATCGACTACTCGCCCAGGGGTCCACGCCACCGCGTCCAATCGATTCGAAACCGAGTCCAACCTAGACCGTGAATTGTCGTCCGAGATTAACGACCTGTGTGCGACTCAGGAGGTAGTGGACGACGCCGACTCCGACGCTGGGTCGTCGCCATCGAACTCGAGTGCATCATCACAGGGGCACGTCGAGTCAGCGAATGGGTCGCCTCTACCTAAAGTCATCGAGTTCGTGCCCAAAAAAAAGAGGCGAAGTGTCAAGTTACCGCCGACGTAATGGGGGCTATTCTTGACCTTGGAGTCCTTCGCTCGTGTACTCGCTGCAGTTTTGAAATTAAATCAAGCGAACCAATCTTAACATGTGACTTGTGCATGCACATGCAGTGGGATACCTATGAAATTCCAATGACTTGGGCATGAGACCTCAGCGGATCAGACCAGACGATTCCATCGATAGTTGTATGCTACCCAAACGAGTGCTTTGGAAGGCCGAACCAACGTTGATGCTCCCCAAACGATGATTTTGTTCCTTCTTACAAAGTCATCGTTTGGGGAGCATCAACGTTGGTTCGGCCTTCCAAAGCACTCGTTGTTTGGGTAGACAGACCGAACCAACTTGTCCGAACGCGTTTCACGGGGAAGCACTTTTCAAGGGAGTGAGTTACTAGATTTAGGTTAAGAATCGTTGAAAAGTACTTGCCCGGGAAACGCGTTTGGAAAGGGTTGGTTCGGGCCGTCACCGTTCGGCCTACCCAAATCTTCGGTTCGGAGGGGCAAAAGTGCTGCGAAAACGCGTCGGAAAAGTTGGTCCAGCCCGCCACAAATCTTCGTTTGTGCGGGCAAATGTACACGTGTCAACTCCAGCGGGGACTGCGTGCACGCCAGTTTGAAAGGTGGAGTCGAACGAACGATCGTTCGGCGTTTTCTCTTTCTGTGAAACAAAAAACGTACAGTAACAGTCGAGAATGCCGCTCCTATGTCACCTGAATCAGCGCGGACGTTACGAGTGCCGTGTGATCAGCCAAGGTGGGAGTGTAGGAAACGAGCAGAACTTTGATGACGTGCAGCGCGCCAATGTGGGCAGTAATCTGCTGCCCTGGCTGGGCATAATGAAGCGGTTCATGCCGAGTGCGGAATATGGCTCGTTCGATGCGGTCCTGCGCATGCCCCCGCACGAATCGTCCAAAGGGGCGGACATCGTCGACGCAGTGCTGGACGGGGACTTTATGGTCACCCTGAGCACGTCCAACGTCGAGCATGTCACGCGGATGGTCTTCATGTACTCGTCGGAGGGTGCGACCACCGACGATTTTGGCTTCACCGAAAACGGCACGTACATCTCCCGCCCCGATACGTTCATCACGCAGACCGCCGGTCAGTCTTACCACCTACATCCACCGCTCCACTTGACGGGTGATTACCCCGAGTACATTCGGATCGAGCGCGTAGACGACCATGTCACGATCAAAACGTCCGACTCGCAACAGGGCCCTTGGACCGAGCAACATTCGATGGTGGTGCCTGCGAACGAGAAGATCGTCGTCGGCATCGGGTTCATCCGCTCGTTCCCATGTGAATACACATCCACGTGGCGGTGCTACCGCCAATCGTAGCGCGGTCGATGCGCGGCCGGCGTGTTGAAATGGTCGTGCGTGAGACTCGCGGTTAGAGAGTCTAATAGAGACGTGTGAGTAGTGATATGATTGAAACTCACAGCACCAGATGAGGAGTCTCAGATGACGAGCTCTGTGTCATTCGAACTCACACGAGTCGCAAGATTATAGCATGCCGATGTGTCATTCGGACTCACACGAGTCGAAGATGATAGCATGCTAATGTGTCTGCAGAGCTCACACGAATCACAAGATTATGCTCCCCAAACGAAGATTTGGCAAGGAGGAACAAAAGATGAAATCCTGATTTTCGACTGGCTTTTCAATGGCTCGTAGCCCACAATCGAGTACTCTCGCCCTTTAAAGTGCTTCCTTCGTAAATCCGGATTTCCTCTTTTGTTCATCCTTCCAAAATCTTAGTTTGGGATGGATAAAGATGATGATAGCATGATGTGCCTGTCAAACTCACAGGATTATGCTCCCAAACGAAGATATTGGAAGGCCGAACAATCCTTTCCGAATGCGTCTTCGACGCAATTTTCAACGATTCGTCGCAAAAATCAAGTACCCACGCCCTTGAAACGTGCTCAGAAAACGCATTCGGAAAAGCTGGTTAGGCCGTCGCACGATGAGTCGATGACACTATGAAATATGTATGCGACACAATGACAATGGACCCATGTGGGAAACAACATTTCCGAGAAGTAGCCACGCCGGATTGGGTAGGGACTTTACGAACATGTTTCATACTCGTGAGTATGTTTCGTTCGTAAAATGTCTACCCAATCCGGCGTGGCTACTTCTCGGAAATGTTGTTTCCCACATGG